TCATGGCTCAAACACCTGCCGAAATTTGGCGCGGATGTTGTTAAAGCCATAGGCCTCAAGCGACACGCTCCACTGCTCGCAGACATATTTGCCGGTGAGGCCGCGCGGTGTTGTCCACGTAAAAGACGTGACGCCGGCTTGCGCTTCAAAGAATGACAGGATCGCGTCGCGCTCGGTGTCGGTGCGGTTGTTGAACTGAAGATCCCATTCCTTGGCGTCGGTGTTGAGGCCGAACCTGACGCGTTGTTCGTAGCCGTCGCCGTTCTGAAATTTATGCGCCCGAGGCTGGCTGTTCTCGGATGCCGTAAAGCTCGGCGTGTAAGTGAAGGTGCTCATGCTGCCAACAGCCCACCAGGGCGCTTCTGCTTGATCAGCTCAGCTTGCACGCTAGCAGCAATGGCCCGCCCAAGCGCTGCGCTTTGGCCACCGTTGCCTTGGATGCTGGTGCCTTTGGCATCGACGCTGACATTGACTGTGGTGCCACCGCCACCGCCGCCGGATACGCCAAGCCTGCCGTCAGCACCACGCTTGAGTGGGATGATTGCTTCGGGGCCGGCTTCACCCATTAGTCCGATTCCCTTGGCAAACGGAAACAGCGTGGGGCGGTCAACGATGCCGCCCATTGCGTAAGGGACGATGCCGTTGGCGGCAAATACGTTGCCATTGGCATTGATGTATGGCGCTTGATTGGCCAGCATTTTGCCCATTCCAAGATCACCACCGCTACCACCGATTGCACCAATTGCTTGCATGATCGTCCGCAACACCATTTGTTGAATGATCATCCGTGCAGTGTCTGCAAGAATGCTGGCCGCAAAGGCACGGAAATCGGTTTTGCCAGTCGTGGCAAGTTCCGTCAGTGCATTTTCAAGGCCTTTGACACCTGTCTCGGTCAACGATGCGGTGGCCTGCCGCATGGTTCCAATTGATTGCACATATTGGGCAGCACCATCCTTGATGCCCATGCCAATACGATTGTCTTGGCGCCACTTCATTGCTTCGTTGAAGCGGATTTGGGCATCGGTGGCTGCGTCGGTGGCTTTTGCAAAATCTTGATATTGCTTGTTCAGGCCATCAATTATTTTATTGTTGACTTCGGCATGTGTGTTGTTGGCTTGGGTGTCGTCATTAAGTCTTTGAATTTGCTTGTCTACATTTTGACGTTCTTGGGCTTCCTTCGCTAGCTGATCAATGATTTCCGGTTTTTCACCCTGCAATTGAAGCCGATTGCGCAATTCAAGGATGGGCGCTTGATCCTTAAGCGCATCTGTTTGAGTGCGAAGCGCATCTGTCATTTTTAATGTAAAATTAACAACTTCTTCTTGCGCAAATTTGCGATTGTATTCTTCGACTAATTTTGCAGCATTTTGTGCGCCAATAACATCGGCTTGCGCTGCCCCAAGCTTTGCTTCTGTTCCAACACTTCTTCGTTGTTGGTCGTTGACGCCGATAGCAGCATTTGGTCTTACCAAATAGCCGCCTTTGAAAAAATCAAGGTCGGGATAATTGCCCGCCACGTAGCCACGGCTTGCTGATTGGTGGAATACATTATTGCCACCGGTGTAAACGCCAACATGAGGCGTATCTCCGGGCTGGCCAGTTGCCACAATATCGCCAGGACGAATCTTGCTAAAATCGCGAATAACAGTCCCAGCGTTGCGGACCGTATCAGCCCAAGCCGTAACTCCTGGTAATGATATGCCAAGTGAATGGTAAAAAGCTTTTACAGACTCGGCACACATATTGGCTATGCCGGTAAACTTGCTTGCTTCGTCCGTAGCCGATTTCAATTGCGCAGCGGTAAAATCTTGAAGTTTTTGACCCGTTACGCTTTCGGTTAGTTTGGCGGAAGAATAACTGTGTTCGGCTTTGACTACAGCTTCGTTAGCTTGAATTTGCTTGTCACGCAGCTTATCAAGTTCCCCGTAAAAACTGACAATTTCGCTTGCCGCTGTCCTTGATGCGCCAGTGAAACTGTTCGCCCAATTATTGCGTTGCTTATTGGTTAGCTCTTCCTCAAGCTGAAAGCGCTGACGGATGAGGTCTGTAGCATTTTTAAAAACAGCGTTATCAAGGTCAATGCGACCATGGGCAATGGCTTCATCCAATTGCTGCTGGGCCGCTGCAAGTTGTTGCTGTTCTTTTAAGGCCTTTTTGGCAGCAGCATCTTCCTTGGCCTTTGGTTTTTCAAAAGTTGAAAGCTTTTCGGCTTCGGAAGCGGCAGAACTATTTGCTTTTGCAGCAGCTTCTTGCAATTGCTTGGTGCGTTCATCAACAAATTTCCAATATGCCGAAGACGCAATCGTTGGCAAATCCCTAATTGACCCATCAAGGTTGAACTTTTTATTTGCATCACGAAAAGCTTGAGATTTTAGTGTGTAACTATTTTCCAAAGACTTGCCAGCTTTTGCGGCTTCATCGGCCATTTGAGCAAGCTTGGTAATTATGTCTTGCAAGCCAGCGCCTACAGGCTTGAAAAATTCGCCAAAGTCCTTTTTAAGGTCCCCAAGCGATTTAGACATTCTTGCGCCAGCATCTTCTTGTGACCTTGCCATTTTTTGAGCAGTTTCGTCATACTTGCTCAAACCTTTTGTAACAAAAGTCATCAAGTCGTTTAGATCGACAATGCCCGCTTGGAGGTCTTTGGACAATTGCGCAGTTGATCGACCTGTGGAATGCGCAAATAGAGTCACAGCGCCAGGCAAACGGTCACCCAACTGTCGGACCAATTCTTCGCCTTGAACGCGGCCTTTGCTAAAGACCTGGGACATGGCAAGCAGCGCGCCATCGACGTCTTCTGCACTGCCTCCAGTCGCCTTGATGGCAGCACTGACCCCGTGGAAAACAGCTTCAGCATCTTGAATTTTGCCGCCAGCACCAATGACGGATGCCGCGAGGCGAGTAAAAGATCTAGTGGCTATATCAATTGGAAGGTTGAAATTTTCACTTTCTTTTGCAACTGCTCTTAAGGCAAGAGCATATTGGGCTTGGCTACCAGCCACGCCTTTTAATGCAATATTGAGGCGATCAACCGTGGCAGCATATTCTGCTGTTTCACCTATGGTCTGACGAACTTGCCCGACTTGCGCTCCAACGGCACCACCAGCCAAAGCGCCGCCTGGACCACCAAAAATTCCGCCAATTGTTGCTCCAACAAAACCTTCGGGACCGCCAAAAACACCAGAGGCGGCGATGGCGCCAGCAGTTTGGCCAAATTTCTTTAAGTTGCCTTCGCTATTGGCTTTTTCAAGCGACCTTGAATACTCGTTAATTGTTTTGGTTAACTTTTGATATTCAATATCAGTAAGCGAAACATTTGACCGAACTGTTTTCAAAACATCAATTGAAGTTTTGAGGTCTTTTTCAGTTCGCGCTGCGGCGCCTCCAAGGGCAGTCGCTGCTTCCTTGAGTTTGTTTAAATCGGCCGCCGCTGGTGCCGATGAATCATTAAGACTTCTGACCGCATTTTTTAACTTGTCGACATTCTCTAACCCGTCAACGATCGTCCTGATCCTGAACTGGGTTTCGGCTGTGGCCATGTCAGCTCCGGTCGTTCAAAACCAATAATGCCGCTGATTCCATGAGCTGGATTCCCTCCAGCATGGCGCGGTGATCCTCAACTGAGTATAGGTCACACAACCACCGAAGGGCTTCGTACTTGAGCCCCACGTAGCCGCCCATGGTCACGTTCCACTGGGTCTGTAGCCGCATGAACATCATGACGATGTCCCAGTTTTCATCCCATACCTCGAAGTCATTGCTGACTTCAGCTACGGGCATTGAAATGTTGAATGCCGCCAGGTCGCTTTCAAGTTCCTTTTGGCTGTCGCCGCCGCTAGCCCAACGCTTTGCGGCCTCTTCTAGTTTTTTGCTTGCGCTCCATCCAATGTGGCAAGGAAGGCTTTGATTACACCCTTGGTGAAATAAGGGTCATCGAGGAATTCGGTGCGGGCAGCCTTTGAGTAAGGGATGTCCTTGCCGTCTTCATCGGTGACCCCGTCCCATCCTTCCAGCACGGCTTCGATCAGCTCGACGTCTCCTTTCTCGACCAATGCAGTGAATTCAGATCGGCCAAGCTTTCTGAAAACAGCGTCAAAGGCCTGAGTTTCAAATTTCCCGCCATCCGCTGGTTCTTCAACGCTGACGGGCCACTTGAAGGTGGAAACTTTCTTGCGAATAAAAGCCATGAGGGGTCCTATCAGGTGTAAGCGAGGGTGAACTCGTTGTTGCCCGCCGAAGTCGGAGCAGCAATGAACGGAACCGACAGCATCGTAATACCGTTGAGCTCAGAGTAGCTGGGGTTTTGGAGGCTGACTTGTGCTGCCGAAAACGTAAAAATGTTGCCGGCCGTAATTCCATGCGTGAAGGCCATGGTGCCTTGGGTAGTGCTCACAGCAGCAGTGAAATAATCCTTGCCTGCCATGTAAGGCGCTTCGATCATGAAATTGCCGGCAGGTTTCCGGTCAACAAACAAGACTTCCTTGGAGCCACCCACCAATTCGCGATACTGGATGTCCCCGGCAAGGTTCATCGAGAGCGATTGCAACACGCCTAAATAGGACAAGGCAGAGAACCCGGAGGTGTTGCCTTGCTTGAAGATAAGCGGTGTCGCTTGACTGGTATAAGTGGCGGTTGCTTGAGCCGTGTCGGTCGGGGCGTTGTAAACGCCTGTCATCGTGAAAGCCAAGGTCGGAATTTCTCCGACTTGTCCTTTGATTTCAAACGTGCCACGGCAACCCGTCAGGCGATGCAGCAAGCCATCCACGTTGTAATAGATGGTTGCAGAGCTAAAGCTGCTGCTGACTGGTTGATAAGTCACCGATGTGGTGGCGACCACGGTCTCGGAAAGGCCGCAAGCCTTGAGGATGGGGCCGTACTTGGGAGCAGTACCAGCAGTGCCAGAACCCGCAAGCTCAACTTCAAACTTGCACTCGACGCGGGTCTGCGCCAGCAGTTGATCGAAGTTGCCAAGATATGGGCGAACGAGGTCGCGGGATTTCAGATCCGCCATCAGCGGAGTGATCTCCAAGTTCCGCACCAAGATGGCGTCGGACCCAGTTGGGGTGGCGTCCGTGCCGTAGGTCGTTTCAGTTTTCGCCTGAAGTAGGCGCTTGCGATAAATCAGGCCCATGAGTCGTTACCTCGGGTTGGGGGTCGGGAACTGAAGGCATTGTCCGCTCAATGAGCGTCCGTTTGCCAGTGGCTGGGTCCAGCAGGTAGGTCCCGCCTTCACCCCAGTATTCATCCACCATCGTAGCCATTAGGTACTCGTCAAGTTTGCGAGAGCAGTGCGATACCGAATGAGGTAATCACACATTACGACGCCGGCCGGTTGGTCGGCTTCGATCAATTGCCAGTTTACGCTCTGCGGTTGAATATCCATCGAATACCCACCAAGAGTCAGGTCAGCCATGACCTTGGAATGTAGCGATTGGATTGTGGTGTCAGCGATCTGATCTGGTGCAGTGCCTCGAACGATCACGGCGATCCGCACGGTCAAGCTCCAGTCCAGCGTTGGCAAGCTTGTATTTTCTTGCGCTGTGTCGCTGATCGGTTCCACCACAATCGCGGGACTTTCAGCGCGTGCCAATGCTTCGACGCGAGAGCGATAGATCCGCGACCCCACGCCTGTCGTGCCAGCCAATGCAGTAACGATGTTGCTAAGGATGTGCTCGCGGCGTGTGGTCATGATTTTTGCAGCATGATTTCGCAGAACGACCCATCGTCCAGCATCCGGTTTTCGCGCACCGTGTAGGCCGTGCCGGCGACCGTAATGCTGTCGCCGTACATGAGGCCGCCGAAGTTTGCGGTGCGTGTCGTCAGCGTGTAGTCGGTGCTGATCACCATCCCATTGGCTATCACCTGGCCGGGCATGTCGAGGATCCCAAGCGCGGTGATGGCTCCAGCGGTGCAGGTCACGCCGAAGTCATTCAGAAACGTGTCCAACGATTCGGTCACCATCTGCGGCGCTTCTCGATTTTGTCCAGGTGTTGATCCAGATGTTGCGTCAGCTTGGTCAGTAGCTGATGATCGGTCTGATCGATAATCAGGTTTTCGATCGCCCGCTCACGATCGATTTCGGACTGACGATTGCTTGAGATCAAAAGCAGCGGCGCCGCATAGGCAGCCTGAAGGCTCAGGATCAGGTTGAGCAGGATGAACGGGTAAGGGTCGGGACGCTTGCCCGCTGGTGCCGTTGAGTTGATCGTGATCCAGAAAGCGATCACCGCGGTCTGGATGATGAGAAACCGCCACGATCCAAGCGTGGCGCTGGCCTTATCAGCCAGGCGTTGCCCAAACGTAAGCGGTTTCTTTTCCATCTCAGGCAGCCGCCTTGCTGGCTTTTGCCGGCGCAGGCGGTGCTACGGGTTCGACTTGAACAGCGACAAGTGCCGCTGCATCATCGTCGAGATCCAGAATGGTGCCGGGCGCATAGCCCTGCTCGCCAATCCAAGCGTAGAAATTGTCGCGGACTTTGTATTGCATAAGAAAAAGGGGGACGGTTGCCCGTCCCCACCTCCTATCAGGCGATGACGTCAGAGATGACAGCGAACGATTCGGGGTGACGAACGTTGATGTCGCAAGTCTGCATGGTGCGGATGTCCACGGAACCGGCGTTGTAGCCAGAGCCGTAAGGGTTCACGAGCACTTCAAGAGCGCCCCACATGCCGATCACCAGTGAGCTGAAGTCACCGAAAATCACAGCCGACAGACCGGTGCCGGAGCCCTTGGTCAGGTTCGAGGGAACCTGATTGGAGCGATACATCGGATAGCCGTTGATGTTGATCGGCGTGCCAGCGGTGCGGTCATCAGTGTTGGAAGACCACAGGTAATCCGCATACTGAGTCTTCAGCTGTTTGATGGCTGAAACAACCTTGGGGTTGCTCAGGTAGCAGAGGCTGCCGGTCAAAGCGTTGGCGCTATCGACGGCCTTCTCAAGCTGGATCAGCTGGTCGATGCCGCTGGTGCCAGAGGTGGTGGAGTTGACAAATGCAGCACCGTTGGTGCCCATCGCCACGGAACCCACGCCGGACTGGTTCAGGATGCCCTTGGGCTGGCCGCTGGAACCGGTGCCATAGATGGCGGCAGCATCGATGCCGAGTGCCATCACACGGGCAAGGTCATTACGGACCACCATCTCGATGTCAGGAGTCGCTTGCTGAAGAGCAAGGCGGCTGTACTGCGAGCGGGCGCCGATCTGCTTGGGCGAAAGGGTCACCTGATCGAAGGTGGCTTCGGCTTCGGTGACGGTGCTGGCTTCAGTCACCCAGTAGGTGCTGGTGGCAGCGGTCTGGCGGGGAATTGCCACGTTGCCAACCAGGCCGGTCAGCAGAGTGGGGCCAAGGTTCATGATCAGAGCCTTGTTCCGCAGCACTTCAATGAAGCTGCCAGCAAGCAGGTTGGTGGCAACCAGGTTGCCGCCCTGGGTAGCGGTGCCGACGTTGTAAGCGGCCCTCATGCTCAAGTTATGAGGCATGAAGAAACCGGAAGTGGCCTTACCGGTTTGACGCTCGATCTCGCGGGAGACTTCACGCTCAAGGCCAGCATCGGACCAGTTGCCGGACAGCGAAGCGTTGATGGCGCGGACCAGGCTGTATTCGGCCTGTTCGCGCTGGTTCATTTCGACGATGCCGGTCTTGTCGGCGATCGGCTCTTGCTTGGCGCCAAGCTTTTCGAGGAAAGCAGCGCGGGCCTCATCAAGGCTCTTGCCGCCTTCGATCAGCTGGCGGGCCATGTCGGCCTGATTGAACTTTTCGCCCAGCTTGGAGATGCTGGCGATGCGGGTACGTTCGGCGACAACCGCCTCCGAGCGCACCACGTCAACGTTGACGTCG